CGACCGATGTTTTTAATATAATAATTATTACTTTCTAAAATTAAAGGTTTATTTCCTTTCTCATTTCGTTTATGAACTCTTTCACTGGTATAAGATGATTATTTAACACCCTTCTGTTTGAGATGGCATTTTCTATTGACTGATAGTTAGCCACTTCTAACAAGTATGCTATTGTGTCATCCCAAAACCTACTAGACTCAAATGCATCTCTCTCAAAATCAGATTTTATTGGTTGTCTAGTTATATAATCATCTGAGACACATGCAAAGTCTGCAGACATGTCATAATCCTCTTCATCGTACTCAAAATCAGCAGCAGAAAAATCATCACTATCATCCCCTCCTAAGGCAGAGAACAAATCGTCATAATCATCATCATCCAGCATTGCGTGAAGATTCTCAGTTACCTCTCTAGGGCTAATGTCTTTCTCATCCTCTAATTCTGGCTCTGGATCATTAGCAGAAGGTAGACACTCTATTTGGAATCCCTTATATTTAAGTCTTTTAAGGAAGCTTCGTATTATCCACTCATTCATGTCAACACTGTTGGCTCCCATTGTTATGTATGAATAGCCTAGTTCATAGTTTATGGGTCTATTTAGTATCCAAGCTGCAGATACTGGGTCCATATCGCCAATATCCGTTTCCTTGCTGCTTAACACATGTCTCACACTTGGAACAAAGCTCATTATTGTTATTGGTCTATCTGTGTCTGTCTTTATTCTTATTCTGCCGAATTTATCGCAGCTGTAAGTAACTCCTTTATTCTCAAAGTGGTGAATCACGTCCCCTGCTATTATGCGCGAGCTAGATTCAGACCATGTAGAGAGTGATTTGGTTCCATTGTAAAATGACATACTAGTTGATTTTTTCGAGCACAATCTTAAACCCATATCTCTTACAAACCAGTTAAAGACCCCTACTTTAGTTAAGAAGATGCTAATGTCTTCTACCACTATCTTGTAAATCTTATCATCCTCTATCTGCAGCATGAATTTAACCCCATCAATTGAACCACTGAATGTGCCTTTGCCTACATATTCTCCTCTTTCTTCATTGAAAGCTTGTCTGACGACAAATCCACCAAAAACTCCTCTATTGTACTTTATCATCATTGGAATAACCATTTTAGGTCTATTCACACAACATTGCAACATAAGAGCATTAAACTTCATTCTACCCTGAGTCATTATGTCTACGATGTTAGGATTGTCCGTCATTAAGTCAGGATAATGCTTACATACCTTAGCTATTAAGGTTTCTTTATTTCTAATTGGAGGCGCATTCTTGATTCTCCAGAGAGATTGGACCATGGATTCTAACTGATCTCTTGACTCTTGCTCTCCTATTAGCTCTTCAGTTATCAGCACCTGCTTTGGAAACTGATTCTTCTTCACAGCATCTATTATTGTTAGTAGTCCGCTTTGCTTAACTCTTGAGGGTGTGGTCATCCTTATTGTTTTAGATACAGGGGTCATGGATATTATGAACTTATACAAGGCTATGTGAGATTTAAAAGGAGACCTAGCTAAAGTCTCACTATAACTTTCACTTAGCCATGGATAGATATCTTTAAAATATGACATGGTTGCTTCAACAGCAGCCTTAGATCCCTTGACTTCATGTTTGAACCAGCATCTCCTGCATGCTTCGTTTAAGGATAAAGGGGTTAAAGAGCTCTGTTTTGGTATTGGGACAGACACAAATATTCTCCTCTTTGCATGAGTGCTAGCTGAGATCCTAGGATTGAATGGAAGAGTACTTTGCTTTATATTTTCATAAAGTTTCCAACTAGGAAAGTTCAATCTTAGTAGAGATTCTTTATTCTGCACATCATCATCTGGCACCATCAGAACCCACTGCATTAATGAACACTTACTGAATTCCACCGATCCATCTATAGAAACTCCAGAGACAAGATGCATGCATCTTTCCTGTAGCATGTAAGATGAAACTGCAAATGTTTTCGAGCTATTTAAGAAGGAGAAGGCTTGAGACAACTCAGGATCAGAAGATTTTATAAGCAATTTCATTTTGGACTCTTCTGAATTCCTTGCTGGCCTGTATAAAACTTCAACTTTTTCATCCAATTCTTCTTCTATACTTCTGATCACCCCAGTTTTATCAGATAGTCCCATATTTCTTAAAAAAGCATAATACTTCTCATTGTGACCATAACTAATGAAGACTCTGCTAGTTGGGTCTCCTTGTGTGACGCTATCAGAACCAAAATCTCTGAACAATCTTGCTTGTATGTTTCCACCCACTTTATTTTTAGAGTAAAAGAGGTAAAGAGCATGATCTAATCCTAACAAACCACATGTAAGATCAGGTTCTAGAGGCATGAATCCACAAATGTGGTGGGGCTTTCTTATTAGATTTTCTTTATATGGCAACCATAGCTTATTATTAACAGCTCCTATAGCAAGATAATGCAATCTTGCTTGACATATTTGAATTATAGCACATAGAGAAATGCAACCACAATTTTCTAAGACTTGACTCCTAAGAGTTGAGGATGTATACAATCTACTCTCCAACTTTGGTGATGGATGTATTTGAGTTGATGAAACAACAAACTTGATTAGAGGCATAATTAGTGTGTTTCTCATTAACCAAGTAGAATTGAATTCTTCTATAGTCCATAAGACACCAACAGTGCTCTTATCCTCACTCTGCTTACAACAAAAGTATTTGTAAAGTTTTGATTTAAGTATTGTCAAAGAATAAAACACTCTGTTGATATTTTCTCTAGAATTTTGGTCAGAAAACTTTGTGGATATCATAACAGATGAGTCATCAGATGACACTTTGGTTGTTATTATGTGTGAATGTATTCTTTTCCCAAGAGAGTTTTTGATTATTAAACTTGAGAAGTCAGACCATAACAACAGGAAGCCACTATGATACAAGCTACTAGTGTAATGGAATATACCTTGCATCATGTTTGACCTATTGTTTAAGCAGCATTTATTCTGACTGACGAGGTCACTCCTAGGAACAATCCCCAGAAATTGCTTCTTAAGCTCATTTATATTTGGTGAAAAAGATTCAATGTTAGGATGATTCATGAAATTTAGTAATAACTCATAAGGCAACTCCAATTTCTTATTTGTGCAGTGGTTGAGAACTACAGATATTGGAATCATGAACTCGTCGGGAAAGATGTTTGCTAACAGGCAGCCAAAGGCATTCATTATGAATTTCTGAGCCCATGTTGTCGCATCATCAGATGAGCTAACTGTTGTTGAATATTTACCAGGTATCATGTTCAAGGCTCTAAAATGTTGATCATTTCTCAACATTTTCTGATCTCCTTTTGTCAACATCTCATTGGGCAATTCTTCACAAACCGATCTGCATATTGACTCACAGAAGTTGACCAGAATCCTAGACTCTATACTTAGCACAAATATTTCCCTAGTTCCACCTATTTGCATTTTCTTGAAGAGGTTTGAAGTTAATCCCCCTTGCTTTGATACACAAGCCTCAACTTTGTCAATATCCAACATGATATTAGATTTAAACCCCTTATCGAGCAATTCTTTTACAGCTTCTGAAGTTCTTCTTCTTTTATTCAATATCATCTCTCTGTCAAAATCAACCAAAGGATTTATGTTCACTGCTGATGACTTCATAGTTGCAAATTCCAAAACATCTTTATTGATGAGCATCTCCATTATTTTATCCCAGATCCATTTAAGAGAATCCCCACCTTTATTTTCAAGATATCGTCTTATAACCCTCCCCATTTTAGCAACAAAGCTAATCGAAAACTCATGTGATTTATAGTCATGATCAATGGGTGGCTCTTTTGTTCCAGTGTATCTGTGATCGCACTCTCTAAGTTTCAACTCCTCTGAGATCACTTTCTCAAAGATTTTAAGGAATCCAGCAACTTTATCACCCTCTTCCTTATTATGCAGAACACCAAAATAGCATAGGTTTAAACAGATTTCAAACCTTGGAACTTGTCGACAAGTAACCCATGATAACAAATTATATGCTACGTCCTGTGTCGACTCATCAGCAAGATCTTCTGACTCTCTGATTCCAAATGTTGGAGGTTTATGCAACATCGTCACAAAACACTGAGAAAACTTGTTCAGAGCCCACACCAATAATCTAGATCTAGGTCTCTCAGACATCTTATTAAGTGTCTTAAATGGGTCCAGTTTCCTATTTGGACCTTTTATCATTTCCATGTAAGAGTATCTGAATGACTGCATACTTGAACTAGTGTCCTCTTTATCCTCTAAATAGAACAATGATGATGCTAGAAAGTGCTCAATAACATCTGGATTAGGATCTGAAAATATGCTTAAGGGTTTTACATGAAATTGATGACACCAGAAAGCAAATAATGCACATAGTCTCTCAGGAGATGCTATTTGATGGCTCAATCTATTAGTATCCATACTAACAAACTCAGAAATTAGCCATGAGTTGTGATTTTCAAAAGACTTAAAAGGTCTACCAATGACTTCAGACCCAGGAGGTAATGCTATTGAGAAAAATATGTGCTCAGATGCTTTAGTTGGCTTTATCAAAATGTAGACATCAATGTCTTCACAATGTTTTAGGACAAACTGATGTCTTTTGCAGTTCTGCAATCGAGAAATATTGACTTCTGTTAGTACTATTTGAAGGTATGTTAACATTGATCCGAACTTTGTCCTAAAAAAGTTGTCACAAAATTCTATTGACACATCGTTTGAACCTCCTGAGGCCATTTGCAATAAGCTGTCAACACGACTAGAGAGTAGATTAGTTTTGGGTCTTGGTGTCAATAGACTCTTGTCTGCTACAAATCTATCAATATCGTCAACAGGTGCCATAATGGAAAAGGGTTCTTTGGACTTCAATCTGTGATCTACTATGTCAGCATGTCCTTTCAGATGTTTAGCCTCAATTCCTTTCTTGGCTAACTCCACCCAATCCTCATTATTTAATTCGATATCACACCGAAAATGAGTCTCTTTCTTAGGTTTTGATAGTTCATATGCTTCATCCTTCGAGTATGATAGCATGTCTTTAAGCTCAATTTCATCCCACCTATTCTTATTCTGAGTCTGAAAATAAAGAGCTTTCTTCCAAACTCTTGAAAGTGTAGTTCTATCAGTCACTGCTCGAAGTAAATCTTCGTATTTTGATTCAGAATTAAAGGGCTCAAATATTGGTAGTTGAATCGGTGATTTATAATCAAGTCTGCCAGGTCTTAAGGAGGTGAAATAGTTATCTAGCCTTGAGTTGGCTAAATCAATGTTTCCGACAGAATTTTCTTTAATGGCTTCATCTCTGGACATAATAAACTCTCTTGCCAGGATTTTGTTTGCATCAGACTCATCGACTTCTCTCCATCTCTTAATTGACTCCATACTTATAATTAAAGGGTCTGAATGAGACTCTGGTATTGAAAATGAACTCATGACTCTTTTCAAATCATCCATCTTATACTTAACGTCCTCAGTGTAAGAAGACCAACCTAAATCTCTAAATTTATAGGTCAATTGTAACCCTAAACTATATATTGTTGACAATTGATCTGCTTGAGACTGACTAATATTTAAATTTGTTAACACCATTTGCTCTGAGACGATTAAAACAAAATAGACAAAGCTGCTACTCTCCCTAGAAAGACAAGCCTGTTTATATATTTCAACAACATTACCAAAAGAAGACTCATCTATTCTTCCAGCCTTCTGGGTCTTAAGCTCAACCAAATAATAGTTACCAACATCATACTCACAGAGAATGTCAGGTGTTTGAGAATCAGTGCTATCATGTAAGATGCCAGCTGAAGACATTGGTTGATCACCTTCTTCACCAAATGCAAAATTGAGTATCAAGTCATGTGGTATTTTTGATACATTTTTACTTCCAGTGATACTTTTCTTGAAGATCACCTGATTTCCAGCCCTTTCAATGACAGAAAACTCAAAAGAGTCATTGGCTAATAAGCAAACTGAGGTACTAGGGAGTTCACTTACAATTGTCTGATAAGTTCTGAAATCTGGCACATGAAACTGCTTACGCATTCTCTCTTCCTCTAGATTTTCAAATTTAATTTTATTTAATAAAAA